ATTACACAATCAATTACACAATCAATTACACAATCAATTACACAATCAATTACACAATCAATTACACAATCAATTACACAATCAATTACACAATCAATTACACAATCAATTAATCAAGATCTTCCATAATTACGTCTGGTTTTTCATCAATGAATACAGTTTTAAAATCTGTATTATAAATCGTGTTTATTTTAAACACTTTTTCAGTAAAATTATCATCATTCATATACAACGTCAAATTATAATCTACTAACCTTAAACTATTCGATTTTTTTATTTCTAAAAAGTCAAATAATTTACCTAATTTAACACGTTTATCAAAATAAAAACAAAATCGTCTTATATCATGTGTTATATCAAATAATATTTCACCGCTATTATCTGTAATACTAGCATGAACTATTAAATTACGCTTATCAAATGTAGTACATCTATTATCTCCTAAATTAATTGAATTACTAAATTCATATACATCAGATTCAGAAAAAAATATTAAACTGTATTGTTTCTCGTTAAAAACAACATCATAATCTGTAAACGTGGTATCTTTTATACTTACACAATGTTTCTTGCTAATATTGTTTATCAGTCGTGACATCCTCTTCAATTTTCTTTCAATTTTCCACTTGCAAATCCGTAAAAATAACGAAAATGTCTTTAAGAATATAATACGTCTATAATAATACAATAATATTGTTGTTAAAAGGGTAATTAAAATTACATAAAACATCTTATTTAAAAAGTATAATTTTTTAGCTTTAAATGGATTTCTTTCAATTTTTACAAAATTCTAAAGATTCTGTTGATATATCAAAAACATCTAATAAAACAGTTAAAAAACCACATGAACAAAATCAACAAACATTTACAAATACAAATATAGACACAAATTTAAATAATCAGGAAGTTGAAGTATATAAAAATATAAATAAAGGAGATTTTGTTAAAATTATTGGTGTAAAAGATAGTGTTTTGAACTTTTATAAAGGATACATAGGTGAAGTAAGAGATTATAAACGTGATAAGGATTCAGCAATGATACTTTTACATCCAATTACATATCAAACTATAATTAAATTCCCCTTACATCATTTTATTAAAATTGATCCGTTTCGTAAGTCTAATTAGTATATAAAAATTTAACAGTCTTACTAGTCTATAAGATTTGTATAAGTAATAATTTTATCTGTTACAAATAATTCTTTTAAGGTTTCATTAACTTGCTGTATGTTATTCAATTTTATTATTTTTTCCTGATCGCTTCTTATATTGACAATGTTTTTATTTATAGTGTAAGAACATGTTTTAATACATGGATTTTTATTGAGTAAAGTAATGAATATGTTTTTATGGATGTCTTTTATATCACCATTTGCTAAATATATGAACCATATATCATTTGTAGTTTTTAATTTTAATCTTCTAAACATTTTGTTGAAAATTAAAAGTCCACGTTTTACAACGTCATCAGTTCCTATCTTGTCAGTAATAATATATTCATTTTTACAATTTACAAAACGATTAATTTGACAATCTTTCATATTAACAACTATATTTACTTGTAAACAACGTTCTAAAAAACGTACATCTGTAAATTTGTCATCAAAATCTAAATAATAATATACATCTAATATTTTTCTTTCCATTTGAGAATTATTTTTATCATTAGTAGAGCAAAAATTAACTGACATTTTATCTACCTTATAATACTAAAAGTTTTTTTATATAAATTTCAAACCTAATTGTTAAACTTTTTTTACTAGTATATATTAATAATGAAATCAAAACCAGATTTACACGACAATACAGATTATTCAAAATATCACGGTACTTCAGGATTATCTACTAAAGCGTGGGGTCCTAATGGATGGTATTTTTTATTCTCTTGTATAATGGGTGGATATCCTGTAAAAATAGATGAAAGAAATAAACAACACAAAGAAATTCAACGTCATTTTAAAAATATGCTATTAAGTTTAGGTTATACAATGCCTTGTATATTTTGTAGACAATCATTTTTAGGTTTTTGTAAAGACCTTCCTATTGATGATTTTATGAAAGGAAGAATAGAACTTATGCGTTGGCTTTATGAAATAAGAAATAAAGTTAACAATAAACTAATAGCACAAGAAGAAAAATGCTATAACGATGAAAAAAAACGCCTTAAAACAATATATCATAATGGGGAAAAGAATGATGATGATAAAAGAATTTACTATAAAAATTTAGAAGAATTTAGACAGAAAACATTTATAACTAAACCAGCACCTAGCTTTCAAGAAGTTTTAGATAAATACGAATCTATAAGAGCAGTATGTTCTACTAAAGCACAAACTTGCGCGTTACCAGATAAAAAATAACTTTTACTATAACATTACATACCAATCTATAATAATATATGTATTGTATATTATTAAGTGTTACAGTATATTATTAAAAGTTGATTTATTTAAACACCAATTTCAAAGAATCTTCTCATTTGAGCAGGACTTTGTTCAAAACTGCTTTGGTTCCATGGTCCTACATTTTCCTTAGGGATAGGAGGTAGAGATCGAATGTCTTGGTATGGGATTTTATTACTTTGCATTACAGTATTAATACCTACATGATATCCACTAATTAAAAAGTTTTGTTCTTTTAAAAGCTTAGAAACAGGATTTTCTTTAGCGAATTCATTTTCAGCTCCATATTTTGGAAGAAGATCTTCAGGTTTGACTTGTTCACTACCTGCTACAATTTTATCAACTTGAATTTTTTGTGGAGATTGCATTACTTCAGCTACTGGTTGCGTTGGTTCTACTGGTGGTTGAGCAATAGGTTTTTCTTCAGCTGTTTGTTCTCCTTCTACATTTTCAAGTTGTTCTGGCATCATACCATAATAATTTTCCATCTTTTCAGATCGAGGTTTTTGCATATAAGATACTAAAAGATAAACACCAAGTAGAATAAGTGCAACTTTAAGCATATCGTTTCGTTGAATAAGTTCTAAAATATTAGCCATAGGATTTGTTTTAATATACTATAATAAAATAAAATAATTTTATATTTTAAAAAATTTAAAAAAAAACCCACGAACCGTTAATTTAAAAATACAATTACTACAAGTTTATGCCCAATAACTCTTAAATCAACTAAATTACAATGGACTTTGATTCAGATGACTTTATAGATGATAATTTTATGCAAATAGATCATCTAGATGAATTTTTATTTAATTATTCCGATAAAATTTATTATTTGTATGAAGATTTAAAACATAGATTCGGTGCTTTCTCACCTTTTTTCATATGTGATATGCAATATCACGATTTAACAAATTTTTTTACAGATTTAGTATTACGAAATCCTAACCTTTATGTTTTTACTAAAACAAATCTTATTACATGTTTTGATACCTTTTATACAAAAGAATTAGATATATCTTATCGTATCGTATTCAATTTTGCAAAACAAACACTGCGATTTAACTTACAATACAATGATTGGTTACAGTTTTGCTACTTATTAACTGATAAATACGAAATGAACAAATAAATGCGCGATCATAATAATTATTTAATATCATTCTTATATACAATGATATTATCTATCGATATTGGTATTAAAAACTTGTCCCTATGTTGCATGGATTATACTGACCATAAAGATTTATCTAGTTATATTATAAAATTATGGGATGTATATGATACATTAGACACAGAAGATCACATTTGTCAATCATCTAAACGTGATGGTACAGCTTGTGGAAAACGTTGCGGATATAAATATAAAAGTGAAACTGATATGATATACTCTTGTAAAACACATTTTCCTAAAGACATTACTATAAAACCACAAAACATATATAAAAAACGTTTAGTTAATGATTATTTACTACAAGATATTGCCAAGATAGTTTTAACACGTTTACAAAAAATATATGATGAAAATGTTGATATTTTTATAAATATAAAGTCTATTGTTATAGAACTTCAACCAAAAATAAATCAAAAAATGAAGTTTATTTCTCATATAATATATGGTAAATTAGTAGAACTTTATTACAATACAACTACCACTATACGTTTTGTAAGAGCTGCTCAAAAATTAAAAGCTTATACTGGACCAGATATTGTATGTAACTTAAAAGGAGCTTATGCTAAACGTAAATGGTTAAGTGTTCAATATACACGTTGGTTTTTAGAACGTTCCCTTACAAATAATGAAATCTGGTTACAACATTTCTTAAATCATAAAAAAAAAGATGATATGGGTGATACGTATTTGATGACAATAAACGCAATATACGGTATTCCCAAAAAACAAAAGACGGATAAACGTGGTAAATGTATAAAATAAGTTTTTATAAATTATCTATATTTAAGGCCTAAAATTTTTGACAATGTTCGTATACAATATTGTACAGTGGAGAATTGTCGTGGTTTATAATCATATATATAACAATCTACATATTCGTAAAAACGAATACGTTTAGGTATATGCGGGTAAGATATATTATGTGAGTTTAGCGGTATTTTGTATACAGATGTTATGATTTTATATTCGGTCATCCTTAATTGTATACGTTATATTATATTTTCGTTTTTAACACGTTTAAAAGATGTAAAAAAATTAGACGTATATATCATTGATGTTAATAAACGAATTTGAAAAGCTATCTTTAAAAAAGTTTAAAATAAAAAGTATTCTTCCAGATGCTACCATATTATGCTTAGGTCGTAGAAGGAGTGGAAAGTGTATTTTACGCGGTACAAAAGTACTGATGTATGATGGTACAATTAAAAATGTAGAGGATATTCGAGTTGGTGATCAAGTTATGGGCGATGACAGCACACCTAGAAATGTTTTAGAAACACATTCGGGAACGGATACAATGTATAAAGTAAGTAACCGTAAGGGAGAAACTTATACAGTAAATAGTCATCACATTTTATCTTTGATTTATACAGGAAAGAAAAATATAAGAGATAGACGTGAACGTCAAAGTTATCAAGTTATCTGGTTTGATAAAAATAAATATAAATTAAATTATAAAACATTTTCTTATAAGAATAAAAGTAAAGATGATGTTTATACTAAAACTAAAGAATTTTTAGATAATTTGGTAGATAATCGTAAAGTTGATATTCCTATTCTTGATTATTTAAAATTGTCTAAGAAATATCGTGATAATTTATTAGGGTATCAAGTTTCGGCATTAACATTTCCAGAACAAATAACATCTTTACCAATAGATCCTTATATGCTTGGCTATTGGTTAGGTGACGGTACATCTCGAGAAGCAGTAATAACATGTCAGGATTCAGCTGTTTTACATTATTTTGCTCACAATCTTCCATTAATAGGTTGTTATTTGAATTATATAAAATCAAGCAAATTTTATTACGAGATAAATGGTATAAAAGAAAGTGGTTGTAAGAATATGACTAATTATTTTTTAAATACGATTAGAGACTTGTGTCTAACAAAAGAAAAACATATTCCTCATATCTATAAATGTAACACTAGAGAGGCTAGATTACGTTTATTAGCTGGATTTATAGATGCGGATGGTCATTTAGGTAATAGAAATGAGTTTGAAATAAAAATAAAACACGAACGTTTAATCGATGATATCATTTATTTAGCTCGTAGTTTAGGGTTTAGTGCTTATAAACATGTTAAAAATACATCGTGGACAAACAATGGAATTAAAAAATATGGAAAAGCATTTAGAATAAATATTAATGGCGTAGGTATACACGAAATACCTACTTTAATTAAGAGGAAACAGGCACAGCCAAGAAAGGAATGTGTTGATACATTAACTAGTCAAATTAAAATAGAAGAAATTGGTAAAGGTGAATATTTTGGAATTGAATTAGATGATAATAACAGATATGTATTAGGAAATTTTATTGTTACTCATAATAGTTGGCTTGTTAGAGATATTTTTTTCCATCACAAAGATACTCCATCAGGGATAGTATTTTCTGGAACAGAGGAAGCATCTCCATTTTTTGGTGATTTTATACCAGATTGCTTTATTCATTCTGAATATGATGCAGAGTTGATTGACAGTATTATGACACGTCAAAAGAAAAAAATTAGGGAAGCAAAGAGTAAAGGTTTGTCAGATACAGGAAAACATCCAAGTAATAATTTATTTATAGTATTAGATGATATGTTACACGATGCTCAAAATTGGAAAAAAGATAAAACTATAAAAAGTATTTTTTTTAACGGAAGACATTTTAATTTCTTATTTATTTTAACAATGCAATATGCACAAGGTATTCCTCCAGAATTAAGGAGCAATATTGATTATATTTTTATTTTTAATGAACCTTCTATTGCAAATAGAAAAAGAATATATGATGCGTATGGTGGGTGTATACCTAGTTTTGATCATTTTTGTAACATATTAGATGCTTGTACAAAAGATCACGAATGTTTAGTAATAAAAACATCTGGAAATACAACTGATTTAAGAGAACAAGTATTTTGGTATAAAGCAGAAGCGCATAGCAACTTTAGAGCAGGACATCCGAAATTTTGGAAATATCATTCGAGTAATTATAATCAAAACTATGAAGAACAGGACGATAAAGACAAGGAACAGTTGGATAAACTTAAAAAGAAATTTGCAAAAACACGAAAACTTAAAGTTATTGTTTCAAGACAAGGTGAAATAGTTGGTTACAAATCCGACGATGATTAATATCAAAATATTTAAAAATGTGATGATTAATATAATACTATTTATTAATCTTCAAACTACAACTATTGAAAAAGATTTTAAAAGACGATTGATTTTAGAAATATCTCTGTTCGTCAACCAATTATCAATCCAACTACTTCCATATTTATATTCTTCCATATCTCTTTTCTTTATTTTTGCTATATACTTTTTAATTTGAAAGTATATTTTATTATCCATTTTAGAAACAATGTTATCCAACTCTTGCAAATTCGTACGCTTGATAAATGTAATCATCTTATTTTAGTATAATAATTACAAATATTTCAATTTTTTACGAATCTTTTTTATTACGAATCTTTTTTTATTATGATATATTAATGAATAACGATTCTTTAATAGAAGACGATCGAATAACTGAATTATTACAAAGTGAGTTTGATAAATATTCAATTAATAGACATATTGATATAAAATATGTAAATCCATACGATCCATATTCGTCTATTTCTCCAAATGATATAGACACTATAATATTACCAGACTTGAGTAATTTTCAATTATCTGATAGATTTTTTTTAGACGATACTACTTTTTCTGAATGTTTGGATAATATATTATTCAACTTTAATATATTTTCTAAATCTTCTGATAGAGTTTGTCATACATTTTTTAATAAAATAGAAGAATATTTTTTAAGAATCAATTTGACAACATTTCAGATATCAATATCTGTAGATACAGTTTCTCAAATTAATACTTGCTTAAATTCTTCAAAATTACCTATAGTAATACTTCCTGTACGGTTAGATTTTCTTAATATACAATCAGAATATGATATGTCATTACAAATGGATGATTCAAAAAATTTATACACTGCCCATTCAAATTTGATTATAATTGATAAATTACACAAAACTATCGAATTTTTTGAACCACATGGTATCATACTTGGTCACGCTTATTCTAATATATTAAATATAGAATCGATAATACAAAAGTTTGTAAAAAATACATTTAGATTAACTGACTATACATTTATAAATATATCAAGTAGATGCCCTATAGGTGCACAAAGCATTCAATCTTTAATAAATCCGGAATCTGGTCATTGTCTTGCCTGGAGTTTATATTTTATAATGGTAAGATTATTAAACATATATTTTGCATACGGTCAAGAAAGTATTTTTGAAACAATTAATAAAATTATTACATCACAAGATCCAACAACTATTGATAAAACAATACGTCAATTCCTATCTTATATAGATTCAATAGTAGTTTTACCAATTAAATTCCTAAATGCTAATAATACATATGATATATCAGCTTATATAGAAAATGAAGTATATATAGAAACAAGATTACGTTATTTGATTAAAGTATATTTTAAAAATGCAATTTTTTACCAGAATGATTTTAGAAAGGTCTTTGAAGAAATCATATCTTATAAAAATATACCAAATTTTGATAAAATATTCATAGAAGAAATGAATACATCATATGACGATTTAAATCGTACCAGAATTTCTCAAATACAACCAAGTTTTTCCACCGATTTTAATCCTTCTTTTAGTTAATGGATTTATCATCCATGTTTCTTGTATATTATCATTAACTGTTGTCAAGAGTTCATAATCATTATCTGACAATTCAGTTCTGCACATAGGACACACATTAGTATTTGTTTCAACGTGTTGTTTAATACAATTTTTATGAAAACTATGTTTGCAATTTTGTAAACCAAATGTTTCAAGACCTGTTTCACTATTTGTTCCAGTAATAACTTCATCACAATCATAACATATACAACATGTATATTCACGATTTACATATTCATCAAACCCAATATTTTCATCTGAATGATTTTCTGAAAAATCAATGTAATTATAATAGTTTTGTATCGTATCAATTAATCTAGGATAATCAACTATAAATCTCTCTATTTCAAAACATCTTGTTTCATAATACCCAGACTGATATATATTTTGTAAATTATACAAATCATTAAAAATGCCATCTATATTAGTCAACATATAATTATGTATAAAGTTACTAAATAATTCTATACGTTCGTTTTGTAAATATCTAATTAAACATGAAATCCAACTTTGATATAAAACATAATCAGTATAACTCTGATCGTCTCTACCACCAGGTTCATACATATATGGATTATTATCTAAAAACGAATGAAATGTTATTAAGATTGTTTCAATACCCATACTAGAAGTCCATTTTTCAAATTTACTATCACCCCAAGTATTTAAAATGGTTGCGCAACATTTCCCACTTTCATACATATTAGGATGTATTCTAACTCCATCATAATTAATAAAGCTTACTTCTGGTGGAGAATGAGGATAATTATCAGGAATCTTGAAATCCAATCTTACAAATTTATGCCTATATACACTATCATTTGGTCCTCGTATAATAGCGTGTAAACGATTCATATTCGTCTCATTATAACTGATTAAATAATCATTGTCTAATAATTCACGTTGTGATTGTTGTATATATAATTGACGAACTTCCTTTAAAAATCTTCTATTAACATTCATTTAAACATTATAGTAAATAGAGTTTAAATCATTTTTTAATTAAATAATTACTAATATAATCCGATTTATCATAAAGTGGTTTATTTTTTAACAGCAAGTCTACCATTTTGATACATTTCGTACAATTTTTCTTTTACTAAACGTTCTTTTTCCTTTTTCTCCCTACGTTCTTCTTCTTTTTGTTTACGTGTCATTTCTTGTTTTCTAGGGTCTTGTATATAAATAATATTATCTTTTAACTGGACACTCCAAGACACATTTTGGTTAGGATTTATCAACATTATATACTCTGGATATCCGGACTTTAACAACAAACCACCTACCCTAAATAATCTTTTTTCAACATTGTAATATCTTATCCAAGTTTTAAATATAGGCAAATCGTTAAGAATGCTTTTTTCCTGCATTGTTTTTAAGGGAATACAATTTTGCAAACGACGCAATATTTCTTCTTTTGTAAAATTATCTTGCATACTACCTTGTGGTGGTTTTTTATATTGTTTACGCGAAACTGTTATGTATTTTTTACCACCAGTTTGAGTAGATGTATCTTCTGTTTCTGAATAGTATTCATCATCTGACTCATATGTTGTTGTTATATCAGTTGCAGTTACCATATCAGTTGTTGTTTCTGTATTTTGTTTTTCTACGATAAGACCTTTACCCTTCATTACTTTTATCTCAGAAAATAAAAGTTTCAATTTTATTTTATTAATATATTATAAAAGATGTTTTATTACATTTATAGTATGATTTATGATTTGGCTTCTACTTTTTTATATGCACAAACTAGCGTTGACGAAATTATACCAAGACTTTGGTTAGGAAATTATAAAGCAGCTATAGATAAGGATTTTTTAAAAACAAACAATATAGATTTTATTTTAAATTGTACTCCAAATATGCCACTTTATAATCAAATTTATAGTCCATCCGAAATAAATAATATAGAAACATATAGAATTCCAGTAAATGATAGTTTATTAGAACGTGATTTTATATTGATGGAAAAGTATTTTAAAATAGTTGTTCCTCTTTTAGTTAAAAAATATACATTACAAAAACGAAGAATACTAATTCATTGTCATGCTGGAAAACAAAGAAGTGCTATAGTAGTTGCTGCACTGTTAAAAGTACTTTTAGACCACGATTATATAAAAATTGATCAAATTCCTAAAACTGAAAGTCAAAATAAACAATTAGATTATATTTATAATTTTATATTATCTAAAAGAAGTAAAGTTTTTACATATGGTTTGCGTATTAACTTTGAACCTACATATCGACGTTTTTTTAAAATTAATTAGATATTACGAATTTATCACAACCACCTCTTTCTGAAAAATGTTTTATTCGATAATCAATTAAAAAACGGTCTATACAATGTTTTTCTAAACGTCTTTTACAATCATCAACGTAAATAATAGTTCCAGGTTTTGACAAAGTTTTAGACCAATAAATAGGAAGTAATCGACCTGGGCGATTATTGGCATACCCAGCAGGACCATCAATTATAATAACATCAAATGGTGCTAATTGCAGAATATCATCTGGAATACTATATGTATTAAGATCTTCTTGTGATATATCAAAACTTTGTTCAACTGTTGTTTTATATTTATATTTTTTTATATTTGATCTAGGAATATCCTTATTCAAATCTATATATTCCTGATTGTCCTCTATAAAAAATGTATTTTTATCAGATAAATTATACCATAAATTAGAATCATAACCCAATCCAAATACTAAAATTTTAAAATTTTTATGTAAACAAGTATCAATTATATCATCAATAACTCCTGTGTGAATTTGTATAGAATTTGTATAATACTTTTTTAAAAGATCTGATTTATTCATATATATTAATATACTATAAAAATTTTCTTATAATATAATATATACAACATATGTCTGATCAAAAGTTAATAGAAAATTATGGATATGTTCCTTTTTATGCATTTCAATGGATAATTTTAGGTTTACAGGTCTATATGATCTATAATTATAAATATGTGAATGATACCCTTGATCAATACTTTGATCCTAAACACCCTGGTAAACAGCAATTAAAAAAAGTTATATTAACAATACCATTTTTATTAATGGTTTATTATGATGTTAGATATAGTAGTTTTTCATTTAAAAATATGGGTGTCGATCCTGCTTACAATGATACAATTAAACAACTCTTAAATATATTAGGTTCATATGCTATTATTCATATTTTTGCACAGGATACTGGTTTAAAAACTGCAATTTTACAAACAGGTTTTGTACAAACTCAAACATTATTTATAGTTATGAGTGTTGGTATGGCTTACAGTATAACACAGAATAGATCACAATCAATATTAGCTCTTATATTATTTTATCACTTGAAATATGTAATCAGTCAAAATGTCACAGATTAAATAAATACTATTATTCTGTTATTCTGTTATTTTTATTCTTTATTATAAATAATGGAAAAGGTGGAATCACGAACAAAGCGATTTAGAGATTGGTTATTTTTTTATAAACGTTTGTCTTTATTAAATGATAAATCTGGCAAACGAGTATATAAAACAACACAATCTTTGTTTTCAAAACGTATTTTATCATCTGGTGTTGAAGGGAAAATTTATAAAACAACATTCGCAAATAAAACCCAGTATAAATATAAACAAATAAGATCTCGAGTAGGTGTTTTTATAACAAAAGCATTATATTTAAAACGTATAGCCGAAAAAAAAATGATAACACAAGAAATGATTGATGCAAATAGCTCAAGTGTACAAAAAATGTTTTATAGTGATAAAGCATTCAATAAACCAAGTTTAATAGAAGTTATAACATTAACATTAACAAACCAACTTGTATTTCAAAAAATATGTCCTCATTTTAACATAAATTACGATTGGAATTATGAAAAGAGTACTATTCGATTATATAACGAATATGCCACATATGGTGATTTTACAAAATGGTCACGAAAACATCATTCTGACAAAGTTTGGTTAAATGCATTATTTCAAATTATGGTAGGTTTACTAGCAATGCGACGTTATTTTAATATGGTTCATACTGATTTACATATAGGAAATATTTTAGTACATCGTGTAAAACCTGGTGGTTATTGGATATATATAATAGATAAACATAAATATTACGTTCCAAATTTGGGATGGGTATTTTTACTATCAGACTTTGGATTTTCATGGATACCAAATAAGATGGCCGTCCCCTGGCATTACACTGCTAGGTTAAAATATATTACAAAATCAGGTTTAGATTTATATGATTTTATTACATTGTTTAAATCATTACAAAACACTAAACGTGTACCTGATACAATTAAAACAGTAATAAAATCAATGTTTGAAATTGGAGATTTTATCGTTTTTAAAAAAGCATTTTATGAAAACTTATATAATGAAAAACGTAACGATAAACGCAATAAACAGATTACTGGAGTTTATAAAATGATTATAAAAAATTATAATAAATTACACAAACGAACTTCAGACAAACTATTACATAAAATATTCAAAAACTTTTACAATAAACCTGGATATACTAAACCACAAGGACAACAATGTATAGAAACTTATTCATTAGATAAAAAATTTTCTAAATCTACGTTGCCAAATATTTTTCGTCAACTTGTAAAGTAAAAGTTATGTAAATTTCCATCCGTCACAATCAGAACAATCAGTTTGTCTAATACATTCTGGAAAGTCATCTTTCCATTTAGAAATTACATTTTTTATAATATATTCTATTCTATGATTAAATATAGATTCGCTGTAACCTAATTTCTTTTTAGCATCATAAGAACATGTAAAACCAGTATGGCATTTTGTATCTATATTATAACCAATAACAGAACAAGTAGACCCACACTTACCTATAAATATAGGATCACCATTATGACCAAAATGATATATCTTATCAGATCCACGATCACTTAATCCAGATACTTGTATATAATGTAAATCACCAGGTGTTTCAAATGTTACTGCTGGTTTATCATATATAATCGAAGCAACACTCGCTAACATCCCACCTAACGAATGCCCTGTAAAATAAACTTCAGTTTTATCAAAATCGTAATCCAAACTTATATTGTCAACTATTTCTTTTACAATATTTATATAATTTTCTTTATAAGATAAACTATTACTATAACATCCTCGACAACATTCTGTTCCTTCAGTCACTCCACAATTATCACACGTTTTAAATAAATTGCTTTGTTTGTAAAAACAACACGAAAAAAATAAATTATCATTATATTTATCATTTGATGAAGATGATAATGTACACATATTTTCATATTTGTTAAAAGTTTTATCAGAAATTGTATTCAAACTTGTCCAATATACACTAGTTCCTTTAAAAGCTATCACAATTTTATCATTTGCAATATTTCTAAAAGTATATGCTTTTACAGTATCTGGTTCTATACTTCTATTTTCAACAATATCTAATGTTGTATTTAACCAATATTTACTCCCTATACTATAATATGCATTATTTGCCATTTTAGAAAATTCATACACTGAATCATAATTTATAAAATTACCAGATGATAATCCAATTATCGTAAACAATATAATTTTGCAAAACATTTACTAATTAACATTAAAATTATGTTGATTAATAAACTTATAATATTTTTATTTTTATTTTTATTTTTATTTTTATTTTTATTTTTATTTTGTTTTTGTTTTTGTTTTAGTTTGTGATTTGTTTACATAAAAAATCTAAATTTACGTTTAAATAAAGATGGTGTCTCAATTGGTGTCTCAGTTGAAGTTTCTGTTGAAGTTTCTGTTGAAGTTTCTGTAGTATTATATCCTGTATAATAATGTGTTGTTTCCGTAGGCTCTGGGATCACAACATCACGAGTTAATTCCGGAGTTGGAGTAACTTCCTCTGGACAAGGTGTTGTTTCTGTAGGCTCTGGAATCACAACATCACGAGTTAATTCCGGAGTTGGAGTAACTTCCTCTGGACAAGGTGTTGTTTCTGTAGGCTCTGGAATTACTACTTCACGAGTTAATTCCGGAGTTGGAGTAACTTCCTCTGGACAAGGTGTCTCAATTGGAGTTTGACACTCAACACAAGGTGTTGTTTCTGTAGGCTCTGGAATCACAACATCACGAGTTAATTCTGGAGTTGGAGTAACTTCCTCTGGACAAGGTGTCTCAATTGGAGTTTGACACTCAACACAAGGTGGTGTTTCTGTAGGTGTTGGTTCAGGAATAGTGATTTCTCTATCTTTTACAGTTGTACAAGGAGCTGTCTCAGTAACTGTAAAGAAAATTTGTTCAGTTAACGTGTCTGTAATGGTCTCCGTAGTAGTAATGGTGTCAGTAGTTGTAACTGTATCAGTAGTTGTAATAGTATCTGTAGTAGTAATAGTGTCTGTAACTGTTTCTGTAGTAGTAATAGTGTCTGTAACTGTATGTGTTTTCCATTTTGTTCTATAACAATTTCTTCCTTTTACAATAGACGTAATTGTTGCTGTACAAATATCAGTTGACGTTGGAAGTAATATAGTTACATCTCTATTTTTTGTAGTAGTTGGAAGAATTTGTACTGTTGTTGTATTATGTCGATGTTTTGCATCACATACTGTAGAGTTTTTTTCATTACAAGCCATTACACTTGATACGAGTGCAAATATTAAAACAGATGCCATTTTAGTCATTTTACAAGTTTATTATCTTAAACTAAGTTATCTTTAAATCAAAAAATAATTTAGTTTTTTTACAAATTAATTTTTATGAAAAAAATCGATATTATATAAATTATCATTATTGTGTTTAATTAAAAATGGTTCGTCACAAATTATCTCATTTTCTACTAAATTATGAAATTCAAAACGATTTCCACCTATGTAACATATTCTCCACCCATGTGAAGCGGCACTCATTATAAACAAATATTTAATCAAAAATTTAATCAACAATTTGTTATAAAACATTATATAAATTACACATTTAAAATAAATAAAGGATATAGCCGTAAACGCACTAATTATTTCATTTAAAAACAAATAATAATAATATTTATCTTATGTAAATGAGGAAAAAAAAAGATACTCCTGGTATACCAACTTATTCTAAAAAGTTTACAAATAATAAACATAAGTCAAAAAGCCAACATTCTATAATGCATAAACATGAAATTCGATTAAAAGACTTCAATAATAAAACAGAAAGGTTGCGTTTGATTGATAATAAAATAAAAACATTAGAAAACACATTAAAGCGTCAAAATGATGAGTTTTTAAGAAAGAGATTAAATAGAGATGATACAAATGGATTAAATGAAACAATTAGAATAAATAAAGTAGATTTAGAAAAGCTAAAATCAGATAGGCAAAACGTAGAATCTGGTGAAGATCAGATAGAATATTTATTAGATTCAAGTCGTATTATATTTGAATATATGAAATTAGATGATAGAGAAATGTCGTTGTTATCTATAAATGAAATGTCACAAGAAAATAATACAGAGTTGGATGAATTGCATTCAAAGAAAACAATATTAATAGAAGAGTATCTTACTAAATTTGAACCAAATCATTATAATCACAAACGCGATTTGTATAGAGATCAAACCAGATGTTTTAAATGTAATGTAAATTTTACAATTGACAAAAGTTTTCTAGTTTGTCCTAGTTGTGGTATTTGTTTACAAACAATTGAACAAGCAACAGAATTGTCTTACAAAGAACTTCAAGACTTTGATTATAGACCTCAGTTTACATATGATAAAATGACTCATTTGGACGATTGGTTAAGAAGATTCCAAGCTAAGGAAAATCGTAGTATACCACAAGAAATATTAGATAAAGTATTATTAGAAGCAAATAAGGAACGTATTCAAGATTTAAATACATTAACAGAGGATAAAATTAAAAGATACCTTAAAAAATTAAACTTGAACGAATATTATGATAATGTTATTGGTATAATAAATAGAATAAACGGTAGACCACCATTTACATTAACATCTGAGATAGAAGATAAAATAAAAACAATGTTTCAGCAAATCCAAGATCCATATGAAAAGTTTAAACCAGCTGGAAGAAAAAATTTTCTTAGTTATAGTTATACACTTCATAAATTTTTTCAAATACTTGGATTACACGAATTTGCCAAATACTTCCCACTTCTTAAAAGTATTGAAAAATTACGTCAACAAGATGATATTTTTAAAAAAATTGTTGTTTTTATGGCAGAAAAAGATCCTATAACAAAATGGGTATTTTACCCAAGTATTTAAAATTTAAACTTATATATGTTATTTTTAGATATATAAATTTATAAAATTGTTATCTTTCTAATCTAAATTTTTATTTT